CTCTAAAAGTGCGACCTGGACTGCCACTCGCGTTACCTTCGGTAACGAGCTACGGGAAACCTCTGAGAAGGACCCCAACCTTGAGGCAGTCGGTATTGGCGGTCAGATCTACGGAAAACGCGCCGATATGATTATTGTCGATGACGCGGTGACTTTGGCTAACGCCAATGATTTCGAGCGACAGATCAAGTGGCTCAACCAAGATGTCCGTTCCCGTCTAAACCCCACAGGCCGTTTGATCATCATTGGTACTCGCGTAGCAAGTGTGGATCTCTATAAAGAATTACGCGCTCCTGAGCGCTACCCTGGTGGTATCAGTCCCTGGACTTATCTTGCGATGCCCGCTCTTTTAGAATCTCACGAGAACCCCGACAAGTGGGTCACGCTCTGGCCTTACTCTGATCAGCCTTTTGACGGACAGCCAGAAGAAGAAAAGACTGAAGAGGGCCTCTACCCCCGCTGGTCTGGCAGAAACTTATTTAACGAGCGACAACAGATGGATACCTCTACCTGGTCGCTGATCTACCAGCAACAGGATATCTCCGACAACGCGATCTTTGATCCGGTCTGTGTACGCGGAGCTATTGACGGTATGCGTAAGTCCGGCAGGCTTACTCCTGGCGTTCCTGGTCATCCTCATAACATCAATGGATTTATTACCGTCTGCGGGCTAGACCCCGCGATGGTAGGAGATACCGCAGCAATCTGTTACGCCATTGACCGAGTAACGCATAAGCGCTACATCGTCGATGCGATCAAGATTACCCGCCCCTCTCCGGCTCAGATCCGCCAGTTGATTTTTGACTGGACAGCGGCCTATACGCCCTCTGGGTGGATTGTAGAAAAGAACGCTTTCCAGCAGTTCCTCACCCAAGATGAAGGAATCCGCCAGCACTTAGCTACTCGCGGAGTCTACCTGCGTGAACATCACACAGGAACAAACAAGTGGGATGCAGGATTCGGTGTAGCAAGTATGTCCTCGCTCTTTGGCACCAAGCAGGCCGATGGCAGACACCACCGAGATAACTTAATACACCTACCCTCTGATCAAACCGAGAATATCAAAGCTCTGATCGAGCAGTTGATTACCTGGTCGCCAGAGACAAAAGGTAAGACCGATATGGTGATGGCTCTCTGGTTCTGTGAGATCAAGGCTCGTGAAGTCTTGAACCACGGACAGTATGCCAACCATCATCTCAAGAACCCCTTCCTTACCCGCCACGAGCGGGGCAAGAGGATCGTGGTCAATATTGATCAGTTGTTAGAAGAAAAGAATAGAACCTTCATCTAAGGAGAAAAAAATGCCAGCAGCAAAGAAATCTTCAGCAAAAAGAATTATGAAAGATATGGGAAAAATTGTAGATATTGTATCACCTATAAAGATTTCAAAGAAATCTTCAACAGCAAAATCAGGAAAATTTACACCATTACAGAAAGCGGAAGTGCGAGCAGTTAAGGCCGGAGCAAAGTCTGCAAAACTTTCAGGAACTATGAGTAAGGCTTCTCGTAATTCAATGCAATTAAATCAAGAATTTAATCAAGGATATATTTCAGGCAAAAAAGATATTGCTGCTTTTAAGCGTAACCAGGCTAAGAAGAAGAAGAAGTGAAGTAATGCCGACCCCAAAGAAATCTTCATCCAAGAATCCGCTTCCTAAGAATCCTACTCTTAACGATTACTTAAAGCGCAATATGAAGCCACCAACCAAAGGCAAGAAGGCTCCACCAGATTACGACGTGGTAGGTCCTGATATGGGTTATACCAAGCCAACCAAGAAGAAGCCACCAAAGAAGATAAAAAAGAAGTAAGGAACTAATATGCCAGCACCAAAGAAAAAAATTATGGGTAAGGGCGAGTCCATTGTTGGTGGAGTAGCCAGAGGTGGTGCATCTCGTGGAGGTGCAGCGCGCAAGGCAATAGTTAAAATTAAATTAAAACCAAATACTAAAGCAGAACCCAGGTCAAATGTTAAAGTAAAACCTGCTGCCAAAACAAAAGGTAATCCTCCAGATAGAGCAAAAGTTTCTGAAAAGAAAACTTCTTCTGTTGTTAGATCCTATATGAATCCAACAGAAAAAGGAGACAATTTTTCTACTATAGGAAAACGTCGTTTAGAACGAGTTGATATGGCAGTGGCAAAAAAGAATAAGAAGAAGTAAGGAATCTCATTGTTAACAGCTAAAGAGATCGCAGCAAAAGTATCGCGTCTAACAACGCGCTACTCTGCCCGCGACCAACGGATGCGTGACGTGCTATCAGTACGTCAAGGCGATATGAGCAAGGTCTATCCTTCGATGTTCTCGGAGGAGTACCCAAAGCCTCTCATCGCTAACTTCATCGACGTTGCCGCCCGCGATCTCGCTGAAGCGATGGCACCTCTGCCATCCTTCAACTGTGCTGCTACCAATATGGTTTCGGATTCACAACGCAAGGCAGCAGATACCCGTACCCGTATTGCCAACTTCTACAGTTCCTCCTCTGAGTTACAACTTCAGATGTACTCTGGTGCAGACTGGTTTAATACCTACGGTATGTTGCCATCGATTGTCGAGATGGATTACGAGACAAATAATCCCCGTATCCGCCTTCTTAATCCTTTTGGTGTCTATCCTGAGATCGACCGTTTCGGTCGCACCATCTCACTGACTCAAGTAATCCAGATGGATGCTGAGTCTTTGGCTATGCAGTACCCAGAGTATTACGATCAAATTGTGGGTAAGCGCCAATGGTCAACCGGATCTCCGTATATTGAAGTAGTCCGTTACCACGACGCAGAGCAAGATGTAATGATGATTCCATCACGAATGAATCTTGTTCTTCATCAAACGGCCAACCCACTAGGTAAATGTATGGCGCGTGTAGCTACACGCTACAGTCTTGACGGTGAAGCGCGTGGTCAGTTTGATGATGTGCTGGCAGTACAACTCGCTCGCGCTCGGTTTGCAGTCTTGCAGATTCAAGCAGCAGAAAAATCTATCCAGGCACCTATTGCTATTCCGCAAGATGTCCAGGAACTCGCCCTTGGCCCTGATGCGATTATGCGTTCTGCTAATCCGCAGGCTATCCGTCGTGTACCACTAGAACTTCCTACCAACGTCTTTGCAGAATCCAGTGTCTTAGAACGCGAACTCCGCCTAGGCACTCGTTACCCAGAGGTGCGTAGTGGAAACATTGACGCATCTGTCGTTACCGGACGTGGTGTACAAGCACTCCAAGCAGGCTTTGACACCCAAATCAAGGCAGCTCAAGCACAGTTTGCCAAACTTTTTACCGAATTGATCGGGCTGTGCTTTGAAGCAGACGAGAAAATGTTTGGATCACAGCAAAAAGAAATCCGTGGCGTAGATGATGGTACGCCGTATGTCCTTAAATATGTCCCCTCCCGTGATATCAAGGGCGATTACGCCGTTGATGTGCGCTATGGAATTATGTCCGGTATGGATCCCAACCGAGCAGTGATCGCACTTCTTCAAATGCGTAGCGATAAGCTCGTATCCCGCGACTATGCTCGTCGTGAACTACCGATTGACGTGAACGTCACCCAGGAAGAACAGAGAATTGATATTGAGGAGATGCGCGATTCCCTTCGCGTAGCAGTAGCACAATACGCCCAATCCATACCAGCACTTGCGTCGCAAGGTCAAGATCCTTCAGAGATCATCAAGCGCATCGCAGAAGTGATTCAGGGTCGCCAAAAAGGTCTTCAACTGGAAACTATTGTGGAAAAGGCATTTGCCCCTGCTCCACCTCCACCTGCGCCAGAGCAACCAATGCAACAGCAGATGGCGATGCCAGGACAACAGATCTCAGCAGCAGGTGCGGTTCCCGCCGCTGCCTCGCAGGCCCCTCCTTCACCGGCTGGTGCAACCCCTGCTGCTGGTCAACCCCCAGTTGGAATAGAACAACTACTCGCCGCCATCGGTGGCGCGGCTTAGCAGGAGGTGAATATGAACAAGAAAGGCAAAGTAGCTAAGGCTCCAGTGGCTCAGGTAGTAAAAGGACCAATGGACACAGCGAAACCAAAAGGCGGAGAAGTAAAGTTTGGATACGCACCCGCTGGACGCAAAGGCAAGAAGGCCTAAATGAATCTTATGGTAAGGCGTACTGGGAGGTACGAATGAATCCGCCAGTACGCCCCATCCATATTGTGATGACGGTATTGATATTTATATTCAACGTTATCACCACAATAGCATCATTTTTCAAAGAGGTTATTTATCTCTTTGAAGCACATTTGAATTATCAATATGACCTCAATGATCGTATTGAAGAATTACACGAAGACTTAGAAAGATTACAGGAGGAATAATGACAGCCGAGCCAATGAACCCTCGTGCTGGTGTTTCTGGTCCTGGTAGATTTTCCAAGAGGACAGATACGCCTCCCTCGGCATATTACGGAGAAGGCGTGGAAACTGCCGCCATTTCTTCCGGCGCAGAAAAGGCAAAGACTCGCGGTATTGCAGATAATGTAGGTGGCCGTCCGGCCCAAGCGCCCGTTAGCTTAGGCGCTCCCACAGAAAGACCGCAAGAACCTATTACTACTGGAGTAGATGTAGGACCTGGTGCTGGATCAGAAGCATTGATGATGAGCCAGCCACCAGATGATACTAATTTTCGCGCATCAATCAAAGAATACTTACCTGTTCTTACATACATTTCTGGATTATCTAATACCTCACCAGAGACTCGCAAGGCCATTCGGCAGTTAGTGGACGAACTGTGAGTGTATGGAATCGAATTGGTGATGTAGCTACAAGAACGGTGAACAATGTAAGTAAGTTCACTGGAGAACTTCTCGGCGCAGCCGGAGGTGTAGCAAAGTTTGCCTGGGATATTGGTACTGCTCCCTGGAACGATCAGGATGAATATAACGGATTTATTCAGACTATTAAGAGCGCATCAAAGGAATCTGGTCCTGAAATAGTCAAGCCACTTGCTTCCGCAGGTGGTGCCGTTATGAAAGTTCCTGGTGTTGCTCCAACACTAGAACGTATTGCCAAGGTCAACCGTGAGTATATCCGTGAACCACTAACCACTGTATCTTTAGTAAGCGGAGATATCCTCTCTGGTCGAGTCACAGACGCAGAAGTCTTTGATCCTAATACCTGGCGCAAGGCTTATGAAGGCGCTCAGGACATATCTTTTGGTCAGGCATTTGTATCTCAATTTAGAAATGTTTACGATCCAAAGTTTAACGTATACGATCCACGCCAAAGAGAACAAGCATTTAAGAAAAACCTTTATGGTAAATTTGCTTCAGGTGGGTTTGATCTTGTTGCACAACTTTTTGGTGATGTTACTATTGTGGGAGCAAAGGCTGGTTCAGCGCTTAAGGCCAGCACTGCCGGAGTGGGAAAACTTAACAATGCTGATGCTGTTGCCAAAGCCGCCCAACAAATTACTGAAGCACAGTTTGGTGTAAAAAACCGTTTTACCAAAGTCATTGATGACTTTACTGAGAATGATTCTGCTTATGCAATTAACCATCCTATGGTTCGATCCTCCACAGAGCCAGGTTTACTGGCAAGCCTTCTTGGAGAATCTAAAGATGCAAAAAACACTGCCCTTATTTTAAGATCTGCCCTTGGTGATCCGGTAGCACTAGATGAATTAAGAGTATTGCGTCGTGACATATCCGATGCCTTAGAAGCCGCTCGTGGAGATATGCCATCTTGGCAGGAGTTCCAGTTGTTCTCCGCTCCCGACGGTTCTGGGATGCTTCCACTAATGAATTATGATCCAGCGGTCATTAAAGAGGCAGCAGATAATATCGCTGCTCTCACTAAAAACGATGAGCGCTTTGCCAAGATGATGAGTCTTGGTGAAGGTGGTGGATCACTTACTCGTACCACCGGAGTTCTTTCTCGCGGTATAGATGATTTCGTTGCTAAGGGTCGTGCAGTAAAGTTCTATGATCAAACCGTAGGATCTGCCAAGGTTGAGGTATTTCAACCTACCCCATTTCACCGCCTCTATCAAAAGTTCTCTTGGGCTGCTGGAGAGCGACCAGCGGGAGTTATTGACTTTAACGACCCAGATTCTTACAAAGAGATAATTGCAAACATCTCACGACTAGAAAAAAGACTAGGACTTTCTCCAGTTCAGTCAAAGAGTCTGTTGGACAGGTATATTTCCTCTCCAACACCGGAAGCACGTTCCACCGCGATATTACAAATTGAAGCATTTGCTATGCGCCAGATGGCGCTTAAGCATAATATCAGTGAATTACTCGCTGAACAGATCTACAATGACTACAAGAGATCTCGTGCTTCAGCATTACAGTCTATTAAAGATAACGGATTTATGGTTGATCTGAATGGATCAATTATTAAAGTTCCCGTCTTTGAATCTCAGACGGCAAACTATCTTCCAATTATGGACTTTGACTTAATGGATAATCTCCTTAAGCGTAATAGTTCTGTTATTAGAAATCTTACATTAGGGTCAAAAGACTTTACCGTCAATGCCTTGGATCTAGTTCAAGATGCCTTTAAGGCAGGTGCGCTACTTCGTCTTGGTTATACTATTCGTAACGGAGTTGATTCTCAACTGCGTATTATGGCAGCAGTCGGGGCACTGGCCACCATACGTCATCTTGGTCCTGGTATAAAAAATTTCATTAACAATACCGTAGAAGTTCCAGCACGACTTGTTGATCGCTACCGCCCAGTAGATGCTGGTATGAACTTTGCTCAGGTACAGCAGGCAAGCAACGGAGTGGTCAAAGAGTTAACAATCCTTAAGCAAGAGATCAATGCTCTTGAAGGTCGCGTGGCTTTATATCCAAATGACGTTGACGCTCTTGGTGAACTTAATACCAAAAAACTTCTCCGCGAGGAAAAGGAAGCAGTCTATAATCACTATGCTCAAGTACTTTCACGATCTAAGGGAAAAAAGCCAAAGGAAAGAATCGGTTCTGGTTCCTACCAGGTAACAACCAGTGATGGACAAACCTATATTCTTCACGATGCTTTTGGTGGCCCATTGGGAGAAATGTTCCGAAAGATTGCTTCTTCCGGTAATTCATTTGAGCGAATGGTAGACAGCAATACCGATATGTATACCAAATCCCTATCCACAAAGGGAATTGGACGGATCACTCCAGATATGCCTGGATATTTTGATCAATGGGCGCAAACTCTTCGTCAACAATTTGGCAACTCTGCTGTTGTCGAAAAATTAATTGCCGGAGAAAGTATTGAAAATATTACTCGTTGGCTTCGCAATAGTCCTGAAGGACGTATTATTCGCCAAAGACTCAGCATAGATATAGAAGAATCTGCTGAGTATGTAACTAGAGCCAATGCTTTTCTTGATAACTACCTACCTGCTGCTTCCGGTTTGCGTGGCAAAATTAAAGAAGTTACCGCTAACGATCTGCGTTTAGCCTTTAAGGATCCCACAGAACTTCCTATTATTCACGGCCACGTTCTTGAGGAAAATCTTAATCTTGGTGGAAAGTTAAAAGTAAAAAATATTATTAATACACTTTTCAAATTCTTAGGAACCTTGCCAGAAGATGCCTGGGCTAGAAATCCTTTATATGTTTACCTCTACCGCCGTGAGGCAAAGAGGCGTTTAGATGTTATGACGAAATTAAAGAAGGATAGGCTTAGCTACGACGATCAGGTGGAACTTATGAGTCAGGCTCATAAAGTAGCCGTTCGTGAAATGAAGGGTATCCTTTTTAATATCGAGCGCAAGACAAATCTTGCTACTGCTATGAAGTACATTAGCCCGTTCTTCTCCGCTCAGGAGAACGCCTATAAGACTTGGTTAAAGTTGGCGGTAGCAAATCCTGCTATCGTTAATCGTGGATATATGGTGTGGAACGCGCCTAATAGAGCTGGTTTGGTTACTGATCAAGAAGGTAATGAGGTTCCTGTAGGCCAGACTTCCGGTAATGATATTATTTGGATAAGCCTTCCTAAAGGAATTACTAAGATCCCAGGATTACAGTCTTTAACTGAAATGGGTATTCCTAAGCAGTCTTTGGATATTGTATTTCAGGGCGGTTTAGATGTTCTATACAATAAGGGAAACCCTAATGTATTTAGCGACATCTTTCCTGTTGGTCCATATATTGGAACCCCTGTTGGTGAATTTGTTAAACAACAACCAACATACGAAGAAGCCCTTAAGTGGGCGCTACCCTATGGACCCGCTAAAAATATATATTCTGGATTTTTACCAGCCTGGGCGCAAAAAGCGCAAACGTTAGCAGCAGGACAAGACGATCCTCGATTTGCTCGTTCCTATTTGCTTATCTGGAATACAGAACAAGAACGAGCTAAAAGAAATGGTAGACCTCCAGTAGAACCTGCCAAGATCTTAGAAATGACTAAGCAGTTTTGGAAACTTCGTATTGCTGCTAACCTTATTATGCCCTTTGCTCCACGCTTTGATAGTCCGTATAAATACTACATAGATAAGTCACGAGAATACCGTCGCCTTTATGGTATGGAAGCTGACGCAAAGTTCCTTGATGATTACCCAGAGTTTTTTTCCTTTACCGCTAGCCTTTCTAAGAACCCAACAAATATCCAATCGAGTGTTCAAGCAGTCGAAAATATTGAGAAATACAATAGACTGGCAGGTAAGTTAGTCAATATTAACCACGACTCATTGGCTTGATCGCCAATAACTTTGCTGGCTACGATTTCTCACAGGCATCTTATGAGTATCTTTACAAGAATCGTATTTCACCAGATTCACCACAGACCTACCTGTCCTCACAGAGTCCAGCCGATGCTCAAAAGAGAAATGAAGCAGAAAAAGGTTGGATTATATACAACCGGTTTATGGATGCGATTGACAATGAACTTCAAGATCGTGGCCTATCCTCTACACAGCAGTCAGGCGCAGAGGATCTAGCAGTGCTTAAGGCTGCGGTTATTACCAAGTTATCTCGACAGACCGATAACCAAGGTAAACCAATACTTGATCCTAAGACCGGTCAATATGTTCAGACTGCCTGGAGTGATGACTACCTAGATTCCGATGGATCAAAGACCAATAGGGTGATCGTAGGATTATCAACCATTCTCAGTGATGAGAAGTTTGCTAAGACCAACCGAAACAACCCCACTTGGAAATCTGTGTCAGCATATCTTGACTTCCGCAAGGTTATTGCCCAGGAGTTGATGAACCGAGAGGTAAAGTCCATTACTGCAAAGAGTAATGTTGATATCAAGATCTATTACGACGCAGTAGTAAACAAACTCAAAGATGATGACAAATTAGGTTTTGCGTACATATACGACAGATTTCTTTCACAAGATCTGGTAATAGATAAGTACCTTACTGCTAAGGAGAGCAAGTGACAGTAGATCCAACCGGCAGCCCAAGTGGTGTTACACCTGGTCTTGCAGCAGTTACTGGCAAACTATTTTCTCCCGAAGAAACTGCCGCAATTATTACAGCGATGGAAGCGGCAAGGCAGGGTACAGAGAAAAAGAAAACAAAAAAACCTTCTACGGTTAAATATCCTACGATCTCTAGTAAGACCGCAGCCCAAAACCTCGTCACTGCTCAGTTCCTTAAATATGTTAAGAGGGAACCAACAGCAGCAGAACTTAAAAGATATACCAACGAACTTCTTAAGGCGCAAGAGGCTAACCCAAAAGTCCAGACCTATAAGCGCGTAGGAGACACCGCTACCCAAACTACCACTGGTGGTTTAGATTCTAAGCAGTGGTTAGAGAACGCGATTCAGGCAGACGATAAACTTATTCCAGAACTCTTTGAGGTAGGAACTGTCGATCCAGAAATCATCAGGAGAAGGCAGGAGAAATCTCGTTACAATAAACTTATCAAAGCCGCTAAGGGTGATCAGGCAAAGATAAATAGGATCAAT